GGTTGAATACGAGATAGAGCTGCAAGGTGATAAACTAATTCAAATCCATCATTCTTATATATTCCAATTTGTTCTATATCACCCGTAATATAATTACAACCATTTTGTTCATTTTGTTTTAAACCACTATCGTAATTATCCAAAGAATGAACTTCATGTCCTTCTGATAATAATCTTTTGATAAGATTAGTTCCTATAAATCCGGCTCCACCAGTTACTAATATCTTTTTACTCATTTGATTTCCAATTTTTATATTTTTCTATTATAAATTCTACTCGTTGTTTTTGGGTATGATTCTGTAAAACTTTATTATAACCATTCTCAGCGATTTTTTCTCGTTCTTCTGAATTTTCTTGGTAATAATTTAATTTATTTATACAATCTACAATATTATTGTAAAAGATAATATCCTTACCTTCAATAAATAGTTCGTGTAATTTTTTTGATTCTGCTAATCTATCACATAATACCAACTTTTTACAAGCCATTCCTTCAAAAATCCTACGAGTAATTTCACCCCATCTTGAATTTTGTAATACCATTAATCCTTTGTTAAGGAATTCAGTATGTTCGGTTGCATTTAGTCCATTTCGATTTCCAATAGTACCATTACCATGATTTGTTAAAGTATTTAAAAAAGAAGAATTTCCATACCCTCGTGTAGTTACTCCCACATATTCTGGTTTGATTTCCAATGGAAATTGAATTCTTGTATCGGCGAAATGAGTCCACCAATAAGCATCTATACCACGATTTTTATATTCTTCTACCGAATCCATATCAGGTGAAAGTGTGATATGAAATCTATTTGATTTTGGAAAGTTTTTTTCAAAGTTCTGTGGATCATCTCCACTCTCTTGAATCCAAAATGTATTTGGTAATAAAGTTTTATCTAAAAGAGGTGAATTAAATCTACCCCAATCCATAAATAAAACTATATCGGTTTGTGGGTTTGATGTTAACCAATTTTTTATTTGATAATCATTCCAATTCCGTAATCTATTAGAACCAATAGAAACAAAATCAACTTCCCAACCTTGTGATTGAAACTCTTTTACAAGAGCCATAGGTGTTGACCATTCTTCGTTTTCGTATGCGTATATAAAAGTTACTTTCATAAAAATGGATTACCAACAAAACCCTGTCCTATTATTCCTATCATTATTTACTTTCTTTTCCGTAATTTATTCTGTTCCAAAATCTTTCAAATCCATAAAAAAATATAAGACCACTTATGTTCATTATAATTGCGTTCCAAAAATTAGATTCTGCTAATCCTAATGATAAAATTACCCAAGAATTGGATATTGCAAAAACTCTCCAAGAGAGAGTTTTAAATAAAGTTCTTTTTTTAGTTTCTTTGAACATTATATGGTATTGTAAAATTCGTTTTGTTTTTCTTGTCTTTGGATTTCCTTTGGGTGGTATAAAGACCATTCTTCTTCTGATGGAAAGTTTGAAAAAGTATCATAACCAGTTAGAGTTTCATGTACTTTGTTTTTCCACTCCACTTCTTCGGTTCTACGATATACTCTTAATTGATAATCTGGAAATCCATTTATGGGTTTGTAATATTTTACTTTAACTTTTGCCATAATATAACTTTTTGAGTTTCTTTAGTGATATATTGTTTTTTATATTTTTTTTTATGTTTTCTACTACTGGGATGAATCTGAGATTATAAATACTACCGATAATCTCAGGAGATACCTTATTTATATACCCACTTGTGATACTATATACATGGTCTAAATGATATGCATCTTCAACTTCATCAAGTTTACCACGTTTTTCCGAATTTGGCAATAAGTTCAAATCATTTCTTCGTGTATGATACCAAACCAATTGTCTGTATTGTTCCACATCATTTTTTTCACTCAATGGAGTAAACTGCCCATTTGTCTCCATCTTAGTTCGCCATTCTGTAATTCGTTCCTCGGTAAATGATTCCTTAACTCTCGATATTACCAATTCCCTATACTGCAAATCTTTCCAATGTGTAATACTTGCATTGGATATCTTTTCTCTGGCCGAATTAGTATGTTTCACACCCTTTCGCTTATCTCCGATTATTTTTAGAGATGGGTGGGTTTCTCTAGTCAATCCCACATTCCATGGAATACAACCTTTGTTGGCGATGGAAATCGATATAGCCATTTTAGCTATACTTGGATTGGTTTCTTTGGTTTGTCCTTTACTCCAACCACATCCACATTTTTGACAACTACTACCTCGTTTTAATCCAGACTCATATCCTTGATATGATTTATACGTAATTATGTTATTACAAGTTGGACATTCTCGTTCAAATTTAAAATCTTTTGGATATTTACTCATTTTATAAACTCTTGTTTGTTATACCATATATATAAGTATAGTTAAACTGGAGTTTCTTCAATAACATAACCAAGTTTTTTTAATAATTTATATTCTTCATCATCCGTATCCATTATTTTTTCATCTATCTGAGATTCCATCTTAGTAATTGGCCATCCCCATTTTTGGATATGTTCTTGAGTTAATCCATCAACTGTATTTACTCTTGGGACAAATACTACATCGACTGGATTATCTTCTAATACTTGTGGTAACCAATTTACCAAATTTTCATGTGGTAGTTCATCTGCATCGATACTGAAGATATAATCTTTCGTACAATGGTTCTTTAGATTGTTTTTAAAGGTACCAAAATCTTTATTGAGTGGAAACCCTACTATGGTGTAAGAATGCATCTTAGACATGATATCTAAGTATTCCATAACTTCTTGAGTAACAGATGTTTCATCGTATTGAACTACGATTTCATCATCTTCTCTAATATGATTTTGTAAAAAATTGAGAAGTTTAGTTAACTCCTCAATCTCATTACATACGGTTATTGCGTAACTAATCGTTTTCATCTATCTCTTGTTCTATATCTGCCTGTCGTGTTGATGCGGTTGAACCTTCTTTGAATAGTTCTCTTAGGAAATCTTCTTCAAAACGAATTTCATATACGTTTTGTATATTCTTTAAAAAGTAAGTTCTGTAATTTCCAAGTGTGTTGGAATAGATTTTAGAATTGTTTTTTACATAAGTTTCAAATAAACTTTTACCATCTACCGAAAACTTTTTTAGGAATAACCATAACATCTGGTCTGAACCTAATGGTATTCTTTTATCTCTAAGTTTACCAATAAAATTAGTAAAATCAACCGGCCTGATATCATTTAACTTAATTGAGTGAACTTTTCCATCAATGATACCAATTACAAAAATATATCTAGCTTCTTCCCCGCCTTTAGTATCAGGATTACCACCTTTGTAGGTGGTAATTCTGTATATATTTCTTGGTTTGATTAGAGCCTTTGCAACCCGTTTCTCTGGTTTTAAAAATTGTTTATATTGTCTTGTATATGCCATTCTATAATTTGTTTATAGTTGGTAGTTTTAATTCTACTTTCCGTTGAACCTTTACATACTTATCAAGTATTCCTTTTAGAACTTCAGTTTGTTTTTCTATGGAGAAGTTCTTTTGGATATTTGTTATTAATGGTTTTGATTTTTTCAGATATGTTTTGTAATTCTTATGTACATCAAAAATCTTTTGTGCTGCTTTAGAGTAATCTACCGTAAACCATTTTGCATCTCCTAATAGAAATTTATTTGCTGCTGATTTATGAATGGGTGTTAAACTTCCTTCTAAGTAAATTGTGTTTTCTTTTGGTAAAAAATCTTTAAATCCACTCCAATCAGAAACCAAAATTGGTTTACCAGTTGTAGCAAATTCTGCAAGTGGTCTACCATACCCTTCTCCTTTGGTAAACATTAAGAATGCCTTAATTTTATCATCGTTGTAAAGTGAGTTTAGTTCTGTTTCTGATAAATCGCCAAATACTAAATGGATAGGAGGACACTTATCACCATACTCATCAGTTACTTGCTTAATCTTACTTGCTATTTGTTCTCTCTCACCTACCGAAAATCCAGCGGCAGATGTTTTAAGAATAAGACCAGGTTGTTGTTTCTTTGGTAAATCTTTGAAAACAGTACAGAATGTTTTAATCATCATTCCTACATCTTTTCTATCTTGTCCCAAGTCACCACTTAACCAATGTCCTACAAATAGGAAGTTGAAATCAGTATCTACTCCTTCTAAAATAGATTTAGAAGATTTACCATTGAATACATCTAAATTTACTCCTTCAAATAAAACTTCTACGGGTGTAGTTAGTTTTAACTCTCCAACCGGTTGTTTGGTATTTTTATCAACTTGGTTGAATGAAGTTTTTACTAAAACATCTTTGGTAAACTGAGATGGTGTTATAATCAAATCCATTTGGTTACCTCCTTGTAAAAATTCAGAAGGTGCGATGGTAGATTCTACTCCTGCGGTTATACCAATGTTATACTTACCAAGTTTTCTAAACTCGTTGGCAACTGATACTTGAATATAAATATCTGGTTGTTGAGTTAGTTGGGTTGTGATATTTTCTAATACCCTTTTACCAAAATCGGTTTGAGGGTCTATCTGGTCTTGGGGAGTATTTCCCCATCTCGTTGGAATGATTTTAATATCATACATATCCAACTCGAAAAGTGATTTTAATATGTCTCTTGAATGGTCACCATATCCTGCTCTACATGCAATTGGTGCCTGAAATACTAATGTTGGTTTACTCATTATCTAATTCGTTTAATCGGTTTTCTTCCTCATTTCGTAAACATCTATCGATGGATAACTGAGTAAGTTTTGTTATTTCTTCTATTTTCTCAGGTTCATGTGGTGAATTGTAACATTCAAATGTAGGAGTTTCCACTTCATTATCTTGTAAAATAATAATATGATAATCTTCATTCAAATCTTTCATACCATGAATCACCTTACGAGATTCGTTTAGTTGGTTTGATGTCCAATAACCTGGTGTGCGAATTATAAATATTGGTTTACTCATTATCTAAGTTTATATACGTTGAATTTTTTCTTTGGTTTCCAATTTTTAAAAGTAGTTTCAATTCCATCAACAAGAGTTTGACACATATTTTCTCTACTTAATCCCATTTCACCTTGGAATTCTTTTCTACCTTCTAATCCGGCTTCTTTTCTTTCTTCGGGTGTTTTATCGTACCAATATCTAATTGCATCAGCCACCTCATATACATCCACTTTATCATCGATGATATATGGGGTTGGTACTGAACCTACCATTGTTTGTACTCTTGACCAGACTGGTTTTACCCAACTACCATGAGTTACTTTATCTTCCCAATCTCTCCAATTATGTAGAGAACCTATCTCAATGTAATCATCTGCGGTTAGATACTTTCCATCTTTCTTAAACCCACATTGGTCTTGTAATCCACCAGTAACATTTACAATTGATGGGGTACCTGCCATAACAGATTCTGCGGTTACTAAACCAAATCCTTCGTTACCTGCAATATTAATGGTACAATCTGATAAATTGTATAAATAATTTAATTGTTCTTGTGAGATTCTATCGGTTGAAAACTTAATATCACAATTGGGTGCGAGAGTTTCGGCAACCTTAATTAAATCAGTACCATTGTTATCAATAGGCGCTGTGTGCATTATCAAACATACCTTATCTTTATCTTCTTCGGGTAAAGAATCTCTAAATTTGGAAAATGCCCAAATTACATCTGATGGTTGTTTTCTTTTAATGTTTCGGTTCATCCAAAATAGAACAAACTTGTAATCTTTATCACCTAAAAGTTTTTGTCTGAAATCTTGTGGTACTTCAGTTGGTTTGTATAAATCTGGATTAATTCCATGTGGTACATACTTAATTATCACTTTTGGTTTTTCTTTATTATTTAATGACTGCATTATTTATTATTTTTAAGTTCTTCTATTTTTTCTAAAATCATCTTTTCAACCCAAGCAGTCATAATCAATGTGTTTTCTTTACAAAAGTTGGATATTTTTCTATAAGCTTCTTCGTTTATACTAATTGTTCTTTTTGCCATTTTTTAATATGTTCTGGTATTATAGTAATTTTATCATTTTTAGAACGATTTTCCGATTGAGTAATTATTCTTAAATTATTAACATTGCCAATTAATTCAGCTGGTATGTTATTCTTAAACCCTTTAGAAATTGGATAAATGTGGTCTAATTCATATTTATGATATTTATTTCTTTTTGACCAATTTTTTAATTTAGATAAATCATTAGTATTCGTAATTTCTATAACCTTTATATAATATAATTCATATTCGGGTTTATTATTCAACCATTCTTTATATTCATCTGTTTTTCTATATTTATTCCATTGATTTATAGATTGTAATCGTAATAGTTCTTTAACTTCATCAGAATGAGTTTTATCTTTCATTGGATTATCATTATGTTGATGCCATTTTTTAGAAGCAATACTCAATTTTTTCTTATGAGTATCTGATTTAGAAACTTCTTTTAATTTTTCACTAACAATCTTTCTACTTTTAATGTAATTCTCATTAGAACCAATTTTCTTCATATATTCAATATGCTCTGTCGTATGATATTTTCCGTAAAAAGGATTATTTTTTCCAAAATTACTACAACTTCTACATATTGAAATTTTCTTATTAGCGAAATCAAAAGTTTTTTTACTTTTATAAGTTAAAACTTCATTACATTTTGGACAATTTCGTAAATATTCTTTCATTATTATTTCCTCTATATATAAATATAAGAAAAGTTAAAAAACATACAAAAAAGTTAAAAAAAGTTATTAACTAATCATATCAAATTCACCATCAAATCCCTCTTCCAAAACATTATGATTTATACCATATGTTTGTTTTGAGATTGAAAACAACGCATCACACGATGCATAATAATCTTTATTGTACATCGGTATTGGAAGGTCATCCCATATATTGTAATACATGAGTGGAATAGTTTGTCTCAATTCTGCCTCCATTTCATATAACCATCTCCAATATCTCGGGTCTGTAAAATGTAGGATTGCATCTGGTTGATGTCTCATAATTAATTCACGAAGAATATTAGCATCACCATAACCACTATATGGAATGATTTTAAGAGAAGCATCTTCAATACCACTAATCTTACGAGCATCATCACCCAAATCAATTTCTTTACCTTTATCTGGATGTTCTACTGCTGCCCCTAATTGAACCCAATCATAATGTTCAAAGGTTCCAAACACTAAATCTTTTGATACGGTTGCAATACCAGATGACATACGTAAATCATCTGATAATAAAAGAATCTTTTTCTTTTTTCTGTCTGACATTTAATAAAATTTAAAATTGTGAACCACTATCTTGTAGTTTATCGTAGTTATTTATCTCGTTTCTATAATCATCATCTTCAATATACTTAGTAACCGAGCGATTAACTAATTTTTGTAATGTGATATTTGAATCAAACGAAATTCTTTTGAATTGTGAGTAAAGATTTTTAATAATCTTCACCGTTGTTAATTTTGTTTCTGCTTTAGTTTTCATAACTTTTTGTTGGGGTTTTATAATCTATAAATAAATATATATATAAATATAAAACTTTGATAAAAAGCCTTTGATTATTTTACTTATTTCCATGCAGGACAAAGATTCTTAGCACGGAATTCACACCAATCGCAAGGTTTTCCTTTATTTGCTGGGAAATCAGTTTGAATAACTTCACCATCATCACCGTAAACTGAATTTACAAAATTTAGAAAATCATTCCAAGCTCGGTTTACCGAAGGTTTACCATTTGCAGGTACAAACTTAGAGATACGTGGAATTGGAAAATCAGATCCTGCGAATAATTTTCGTTTAAGAATGTGATATTCTACTTTTATCTTATCTAATGGAATATTGTATTTATCAGAATAGAACTTCTTATACAATAACATTTGAGATAATTTAACTTTATCTGCCTTTTGATATTTGTTCCAACCTCTCGTTGAAGTTTTTAAATCAATGATAATGTATTCATTGGTAGTTAAATCTTCTAAAAGAATATCAATGAAACCTATGAAATTAACGCCTGGTTTTATTTCTGCATTTAAAACTTGTTCGATTGCAACCAACCTAAACCCAGTCTTAGAATATAACTTATCTAGTTTGTTTGTGAAGTATTCAAGGATTGCCTTACCATCTTCAAAGAATTCACCAAGTTCGGCTTGAGTACATGGTGCACCTTCATCCATTTTCTCTTGTTCTTTCTTGAAATTTTCTACGAGTTTATCGAATAACATTTGTTCAAGATTGAGTTGAAGGGCTTGTTTTTTGGTTTTATTATACATGACATCCAAAAAGTGTTGGATGACCTCATGCATGCTGGATCCGAAAATTAAATGAATGTTCGCATTGAACACTCCTAACTTATCTATATAATTTAACTTATATTGTTGTTGACACGATGAATACATGCCGAATTGTGAGTAACTTACTCTTGCCATAATTTGTGTTTTATCTATTAAGTAAATTGATTAAGTAAATCACTCACTTTTTCATCCAATGGAGATACTAGTATCTATTAATTTCAACCACTTAGATATGGTTATTTTAAATGTTTTAGTTTTCATGTGATTGGTAACACTAACTTCTATGATAGTTTTAACATCTATTGTTTTTTCTTTAATTCCTCTGGGAGTAATTCGTCTGCCACTTCACCACAATCTCCACAGACATAAATTTCAACCGGTATGATTGCATCCTTAGATGTTCCGGTAATAATTTTTGATACCTTTAGAAATTTGTTTGCAGGTATAAATACAGTTCCCGCACATTCTTGACAACTCATCTCAGTTGCCTTCGATAAATCTATGTGTGGTTTGTTTGGTTGCGTTTCTCCAATAATTTGTGCCATAACGTCTTATTTGTTTAATTTAATCGAACCATTGGGAACGATGTGTTTTTATATTTACAATTCCTTCATCTTTATATTTATGATGGTTCTTTTCGTATTCTTCTACTCTATCTTTTATCTTATCAAAAGCCTCTTGTTCATTCTCCTTACCAATTTTGTTAGCTGCTTTTAATTCCTCATTAGTAATAGTTTTACCTTGAGTTGCCGCGGCTACTGATGCAAATCGTTTTGTATGATACGATGAAAGTGGTTTAACGAATTGCTTTAGATAATCAGCTTGAGAATCCAAATATTCTAACAGTTTATCAAAATCATCTTCACCCAACTTTTTAAGTTGTTCATCGGTTAGTTCGTTGTTTGGTTCGTATTTCATATCTCTTATCTTTTGTTTAACAAAGATACAACATTAATTTGAATTATCCAAATTTTTTAAATAAAATGGAAATGGTATTTTACTATTTACATGACCAGTTGTAGGTGGTCTATTTTATCACATTGAATTTGTTGTCTGTGAAAAGTTACCCAACGATTATCTTTTAAAACAGGTGTACATTACTCAAAGAGTTTATCTAATTTTTTCATATCAACTTAACTATTTTTTTAACCACACCTTTACCAACTTTTACTTTGTGGTAAGGAATGTTATTATCTATCAATATCTGTTCTATTCGTTTATCCAATTCCTTAGATTCTTCTAAACTCTGATATCGTTCTGAATCGTTATGAACTCCATCATCGTTACGTTCCAAAAGTATATTAATTGAATCGTACTGATTATGTATATCTAACACTAACTTATCAAAGTGCTCTGAGTTATATAAAGTTGATGGATATGTGGTTCCTTTATATACATTACGATACACGAGAGATAAGATTATAGGAGAATCAAGTATAATGTAATCCACTTTTCCATAACTCTTTACAATTCCTCTATGTTGATTTGCAAGAACGTATAATTGGTCTTGTATTGCCGATTGGTTATTATCCCAAGCAAGTGCTTTAGGAAACTCATACGGCATATCACAATTGATATGTTTCTTCTTCAACGTGTAAGTGATACCAGATGCTATTGATGATTTACCTCCACCTGGTCCGCAGAACAAATTAACTATTTTTGTTTCCGTAAGTTTCTTCATATTTTTTATTATATCGTTCTGTTAATTTTATTTGATTAGAATCAATTAACTCTCTAAACTAAATATCACTCATAAGTGATATATTTGTTATTTTATATAGCATATTGGTTTTAATACAATACTCAATACCTGCATTTACCTTTTCAATTCATATGATAGAACCACCAAATAAATTTACTATCTTACTCATATAATGTATATTAAAAAAGGGAAGAATTACCCTCCCTTTACTTTATTTACAAATTCCAATCTAACTCTTTATAGAATTCCAATCAATTCATGTTCTCTGAATAACATGAATTCTTCTCCTTCTAATTTTATTATTTCACCTCCACCATCTTTTTTAAATAAGATAGTATCACCTACTTTTACTGTTATGGGTATCCTATCACCTGTTTGTGAGAAAATACCAGTTCCTACCGAAACTACTTTTCCTTCTATGAGTTGTCCTCTCATTACGGAATCATTTAAGATAATTCCCCCACTTGATTTTTTTTCTGATTGAGATTCGGTTTTTACTAAAATTCTATCTCCTAATGGTTTAAAATTACTCATTGTTTTCTAATTTATCGTTTGTACTTGTTTTTGTAAACTGAATGTTTGGGTTAGTAGATAATGTAGTATATTCCATAGTTGTTTGATAATCTTCCAAAGTTATTGTATATTTATCCATTATAACTTTAATTTTAATTTAGTTATTAATTTTGTATCGGTTCCGTAATCTTCACATAATTCTTTCATTCGTTCTCTACCAGATTTAGTTGAATAGAATATCTTAATGTAATCATATGCATCGTTTAATGAAACCTCATAATGTTTAGCTACCAATTCAATAAACCAAGATTCATATTTATCATCACCCTTACCTTTTATATATTTCAAAAAGTGCCTACCCTTTGGTAAGAAATCTATTAAAGCAAGATAAAGTGCTTTTGGTGGTACTTCTTGAAGGGCTGGTTGTAATGCTGAAATAGTTTCTACCCAATCTGAATTCATAGAAAGGAAACGAAACACCATATAGTTTGACCAAGTTTTTTTATCACTTTCATCTAAGGTATCCCAATAATTTTTATTTTGGGTATTGGTAATTGCCTTTATATGGTCA